GCCTTTCTCCCTGTCGTAGTAGGCAGTAGGTACATCGCCCGTTAGATCAATCGTGAAGGAGTGATTGACAGCTGCCGACACTAGCTTGTCGAGTGTGTCAGCAGATGGCTCCGGGTTGAATGTGCAAGTAGGTGAGATCTTCATGTCATTTCTCCTTCGTGGGAAGTGGCTTATAAGGGCCAGTGTCTAGGGATTGATGGTCGGTCATAGGTCCAGAGTGGTTACGAGGGCAGTTCAATGCGATGTCGAGACGTGCAGCCTCAGCGATGCGATCAGGGCAGGTGGGAGAGTAGACGCTGAACTCCCAAGTGTACTTGCTGCTCATGCAGTCGTTGCAATAGGGGGAGAGATGCTCGACCTTGGCACCGGCATAGTCAGCACGTAGCTTGGCATTAGGTGCGCCGCAGCGGGAGCAGTCGTAGAAAGAGTCATCAGCTCTGACATCTCCGTACTCATTGACAGTATCAAGTACATCTAGTTGGCGCTCGTTTATCTCCTCAGAACTCTCGCCTAAGAAGATAACTCGAGATGGCGGGTGCTCGTACTCGAGTAGTCGAAGCCCCATATTATACCGATCTACTTCGGCGTGAGTGGAGTCATTAGATACTCCTAACATATTGTATTCACTAGAACTAAGTCTCATCGTATTCCCCAGTGCCCCCAACGGGCACCGAGGAACGAGGGGGGCACCCCCCAATCAAGAGGATAGGAGTCGGGCAGTAGTCAGAGGGAGAGGGAGGTGAGACATATAGTCTCTATCGGTGGGGCTGTAGGGCTAAAGATTATATGGCATAGCTGTAGGACTAGTGATCCTAGGCGTCCTGGCTGTAGGGCTAGTGATCCTAGGCGGCTCGGCCTCCGTATAGCCTCGGCGTTAGTCACGTCACTGTCAGAACCAGACAGGATGCCTAAGCATCCTCTGCTTTCTTGTTCTTGTTTCGTTCTTTGTTCGGCGAGGCAAAAGAATAGGGGGGCCGAAGCCCCCCTATTCTGGTTAAGGGTTGAAGAGCCACTCACGGTCTTTCGACGGGCTCCTTTTGCTGCTAGCCGATGGTGCACTTACCAGCTTTGTCCGTGGCAAGGTCGCCAGCCGTCGTGCATACCGCCGCAATGGCGTCGCCAGCTTCGGCCACCTTCTCCATCTTGGCGTGGAAGGTGTTGCCAACCACGTTGCCAGCTTTGTCCTTCTTGTCGAAGCGTGCCATGTGGCGGGCGTACATGTTCAGGAAGCCGATAGCCCCTGTGTCATTGCACCGCACCTGCCAGTTGTTGGTAAGCTCGCCGGTATCGTAGTCAACGCAGCGTTTGATAGGCACGGCGTGGAACGGACCTACCTCCAGCGCGGTTCGCACGTAAACGGTTTTAGCTTCTTCCTCGAGGATAACAATAGCCATGGTATGGCCTTTCTGGGCTTGCGCCCTCTGTGTATGTGCGGTTGGAGACAACCCCCGACCGACAGGGAGATAAAGGGGTGGTCCCCCCCCAACGTGGTATCCCCGAAGGGGATGCCCGGTGGCCATGATCCGAGGAACGAGGAGAATGTGCATGGGATAGCGTAGCAATATACGTATGTGCTTTGTGGATCCGACCCTCCTCCAGGATTCTCGGGATACCCCCTATATCTCCCCTTTTCTGCGAGACAAAAAACGCCTAAAGTCTGCCATCTGGATCGGAGGAGATTGCGTATGTCTACGAAAAAGCGGGATTATACAGGGCGCCACGTCCCGACACTGAATCGCTATTTACTCGAGGGAGCGTTCAGTCAGGCCATGCACCAAGTGTTGATGAGTCTTGATCAGTGCCGTGCCCACGAGGAGACTCCGAAGATGAGCCTCGAGGATCACGTCCGTGCTCTGTGGGTGATTTCCCGTGAGGAGGCCGGCACTGCTCTCATGCTTGTGGACGGTCGCCATGAAGAGACTTTGGTAAAGAAGCAGCGTTACTGGGTGAAGCGGACGAAGACGCTGATGCGTCGTCTGGACGAGTTTGATTCTTCCGACGCCACGGAGGAGTCTTTGAAGATGGTCTTGAACTCTGTGGTGTCTTGGATCCAGGACGCCCATTTGATTCTTCACGAGGACACTCCCTCGAAGACCCGTGAGTATCTTTCTTCGAAGGGAATGAGTGATGGCGAAATCGAAAGCGAAGAAAGCAGCGGCAGCACCCCTCGGGCAGTTGCCGATATCCACTGACGGCATGGTGCACTCTGAGGTGAGCAAGACTATGGTCGGGGAGCGTCGCAACAAGTTGTCTGCGAAGGGCGCCCATGGCTCGATCAATGCGACGCTGCGTGCGATTGTGCGTGCGGAGTGGGAGTCGGGCGAGACGGTTGTTCTTCTTGCGAAGCGGCATGGTATCTCGGAGCGTTCGATCGAGCGTTGGAAGTCCAAGGACGATTGGGACCGCGAGCGCACGGACGCCAGCTCTGCGATTCTTGATCACGCCCGCGCCGAGATCCGCCGCAAGGTTGAGATGCAGAAGGTGGAGGTGGAGACGGCGTTCACGGATGTGATGGTCCGTCATCGTGCGGCGACGGCCACGCTGACAGATATGTTACACGAGTCGATGAGTCGTGCGCTAGCGTACCCTCAGAAGGATCCGTTCCGTCAGATGCTTGTCATCAAGGTCGCCTCTGAGATTGCGAAGAACATCCAGACGATGGATCGTAAGACGTATCAGATGGACGATTCGAAGACGACGAAGACAACGACTGCGATCTTTGAGGTTTTGGATACGATGGAAGATCGTGTAGAGGCAAAGGCGAAGAAAGCCGAAAAGCTTTTGCCAGGGGGGGAGCCTAGCGATGGGTGAATCTGCGGGTGAGGTCGCTCAGTTTATTTCTATTGGGGATATTATCCCGAAGAAGAGGAAGGGTTACGCGATGCCTCCCGATGAAATCCTGCGATTGAATGAGGCGGAGCGTCTCGGCATTGAGAACAAGACTAAGATCGAGGCTGCCAAGGAGGATCTTGGGCAGGCTTATCGTCGCATCGAGAAGATCGAGAGCAAGCTGGATCGTTTGAACACGAAGGTGGTTCAGATGGGTGCTATCTCTGCGATTGCGATTCCTCTTGTGACTGCGTTCCTCATCAACTTGCTGGGCAAGTGAGCCGGGATAATCAGCTCAAAGAGGCTGCTCGTTGCGCTACTGACTTCGAGTATTTCGCCAGTCACTACTTGAAGATCGTGACGAAGAAGAGTCGTCTTTCTTATCTCGAGTTGAATCCTGCCCAGAAGCGGATCATCGCCAGCTTCGGGAAGAATAACTATTTGATGCTGCTGAAGGCTCGCCAGTTGGGGAGCACCACGGGGATCGCTGCGTTTTTCTTTTGGAAGACGCTGTTCAATAAGCACACTCGTACTGCTGTCGTGGCTCATACGGACGAGGCGGTGAAGAAGATCTTTGAGATCTACCGTTTGTTCTATGACGAGCTGCCGGAGTTCTTGAAGCTCGGGACGACGAAGGCCCGGGAGAACGAGATCAAGTTTGTCACGGGCAGCAGCATCCGTGTCGGCAGTGCGAGCAGCCAGAGTTTCCGTGGCGGCACGTATGATTTGATCCATGCGTCGGAGTATATGTTCTGGAACGACATCGAGATGGCGATTGCGTCTTTGTTCAATACCCGGACTCAGAACGCCCTGATCGTGTTGGAATCTACTGCGAACGGCATGGGCGAGGGGTATGACCTCTGGCACAAGGAGAGCGGATACGAGAAGCTGTTCCTGAACTGGCAGATGGATCTTGGCTATAGCCTGGACGAGCCTCGCTTCGACAATCCGACGGACGAGGAGCTGGAGTACAGCTACGATGCGAAGCTGACGGAGGGGCAGTTCCACTGGATGGTGGATACGCTCCGCACGGCGTGTGCGAATAACTGGAATATCTTCAACCAGGAGTTCCCGGGTTGTCCTGACGATGCGTTCATCAGCACTGGGGCTCCGTTTTTCCCTGGGAAGTTCGATGCGAGCGGCTATCCGAAGGACGGATATGTCGAGTATGTTCCCCCGCGTCGCTTCGGCGTTTATGTGATGGGGGTTGATACGGCCACGGGGAGTCCCGGTGGCGATTACAGTGCGATCATGGTGTTGGATGTGACGAATCCGAAGGAGATCAAGCAGGTTGCGAGCTTTTATGAGCGTATTCCTCCTAGCTTGTTTGCCCGCAAAGCTCTTGAGATTGCGAAGAACTACACTGC